CTAGACCGCGTTGGCTTTTGTGTGCTTTGGCCTTGTCCGTATTTCGCAGCCACGCAAAAAATATGCAGCGATCTCCTTACGATCGGGCCTGAAATAAGCAACAGATATGTTTCCTGCCTTATCCTCGTATGTATCTGGAACGTGATCAACGTTATGGCTCCAGACGTTCGTACTGCTTCCATCTTCTTTCCCGTGCCCCCATTTGGAGGTGATTTTGCCATCTTTGACTTTCCCCATATGGATAACTGTCATCTGTTGAATATCGTCATGCGGCTCGGCCAGGTAGACCACCACATCATCATCTTGGATATCTTTGGGAGCGACCCTTTCCATAAAGTGATATGCAACTCCATAGAATGAACTCCAACTCCATTCCCATTTATATTTCTCGGGATATCGATAGCCGTGGCTCGAAAAGATCTTCTCTTTGTTCTCAAGGATGATCGGGTTCTTATGTAAATCGAAGCAATGCGCGAATGCCGGATAGTCATCCTTAACATCGTCGGGTCCAAGTTCCACGAGTGCGCAGGAATGAGCATATTGCTGCTGTAGATCATCCATCGCCGTCTCTTGTGCATCTGGTGGCTCCTGATTGACGCCACTCAGCGCGTGCCGAAGTTCATGGAGTGCCTGCGCGTTCATGTGATGATAATACCGTGTATACTGTCACCATGAAAGCATTCTGTATGCAATGTCCGAAGTGCGCCGAGTCTCTGCCCATCACGATGAATCTATCTGAAGGAGAACTGTTAGAAATCAAAGAAGGCGCACCCGCACCTTCCACGCTTTGTATTTGCGGCGCGGTGCAGCGGATACCGCCGGGAATTTACAAGGGAACTTCTGAAGGCACTGTTCGCCAGTAACTCTGAGTAACCTACAGATTCGGGTTACTTCTTCAAAGTCTTTAAGAATGCTGAATACCGATGTTCCGTGTCTGTGAGAAGGTCCGAGTATGTTCGAATTTTGAATGCACTTGATCGGTGTTTCATGCGCCGCATCAAATCGTCACTCTTTTTATTACCCACGAGATATCCCTCGTAGGAACGAAAGTTCTGGTACTGCTCTGCCAGGGTCATGTAGGTCTCCAACTGATTCATATCTTCAATCTCCAGCATATGGGATGGCCGCTTCAATTCGACAATCACAAGCTTTTCATCGATTGTTCCACAGACAAAGTCAGGTCGCTTCTTCCCGTATTTTTTCTTGTCTTTCTTGCTCAATTCTTCGCCAATGAAGGTGCGGATTGTCTCATTGGAATGAAGAAGCCAATACCGTTCATCGATCATCCACATCGCACGCTCAAGAATCCGATGAATGGAATTATCTCCCCGGATCTCGAACGTTCGCGGATCTTGAATTTGTTTTTTGAACAATTCGATCGTTTCCAGACGTGACTGTACCTGCTGTGCTACTGTCGTGATCTGATGAAGAGACCAATTCTCTAGAAGTTTTTCCAGATCCTCCAATGCTCGTTGCCCTTGCTTGGGGAGTTTCTTGACCACGGCAAGGAATGCTTCCCGAAAGCCAGCATTCATGTTTGTCAGTGCATCCGAAAGCTCTCCCATAACTTCCATGAGCCGCCCCATTTCTTCTTGAGTCATCTTCTTTGCATCAATGGAACTCACGATCTGACGCAGGGTGTCCGGATACTGACCTACAAGTTCTTTCAAGCCACGCGATACCGCGGCAGCATCCTGTTTCTGTTTTCGAATCTCAGAAATAATTTCTTGCCGTTTTTTCCAGCCCAATATCGGTCCTAAATCGTTCTCGATAAGTGCTTCGATCTTGCCCCACTGAGCGGCATTCGGAATGTGAAAATTTGCCCTTCCCCCAGGCCACCACTTTGTCAGCGTGATACGATTTTCAGCTTTTCCATATTTGGGATCCGGCTTGGTGATTTCTACGCTCACCTGCCTGTTGATGGGTCTCTTGGCAACGACCCACTCTGGAGCAAATTTGGCCGAATTACATGATTCACACTTCACAGCATCGCCACCGTTCTCTGCTCCGCAGCGATTACAGATTCTACCTGACGATTTCATCTTCTTTTTCTTGATCATATGGGTCAATTCTACTTTCCAAACGTTTCTAACGCCACCTATGTCGGGCGTTGAAAGCAATTTGCATGTCCAACGATGGGGGCAGACTTTCCTGCCCCCATCTCTTCAAATCATCAGCAATTCCCCGCCTTCCTCCACCCCGCAGCTTCTGCTTCCTGCTCGGAGCAGAACCATCTCTCTCCGGCGGATTCATCGATCTCAGTCTTGTCGTAGCTCCCGCAGCCAGGCAGGTGGTAGATCTTCTCTTTGCTGCTTGAGATGTTGCCCTTGATCTCACAGGAATCGCTCACAGGCTCTTCCTCTTCTGGTTCGGGTGATGGCTCCGCTGCTGGCTCGTCCGTTGCATCAGTGCCTTCCAACAGCCTCCACACAATCCACACTACGTCCTTACGGCTCATCCCTGCTCCAACATTCACATTATTACTGAAGAGCACCTGATTACTTTTGGCATGACTCAGGTACGGCTCGTACCACGCTCCGCTAGCCGATGTATCGCCTGAAATGCCGAGCGCCACGTAGGCCATTTTTAGTGCCTCTGCAAAATTCACGGGCTGTTCCGGCTTAAATGATCCATCGGGATATCCCTGCACGATACCCTGCTGTTTCCCGTAGCGGACGTAAGGCGTATACCACGCATTTTCATCCACGTCTCGGAATCCAGTTGATTCGGAAGCAGAGGCGACGTCGCTGCCCTTAGCTCCCAGCACAATCTTGAGGAACTCAGCGCGGTTCACCGTCTTGTCTGGTCCGAATGTGCCATCCGGATAGCCGCTGAGAACGCCACTCTCCTTACCCCAGTGAATTGCCTGGGCATACGGATGTGAGGAGGACACATCGCTGAAATCTTCAACGCCGCTTCCGTTGCAACTACTCCATAGCCCTCGGTTCCCATCTCGTGCTTCTTTCTCCAGTTCGTTGTATTGCTCCAGTCTCGGATGCGGGTACTGCTTATAGCTGTAGGCATAGCCGTCCTCGATCATCTTTGCACCGATGTCCTCGCCATTCAGATAGACATAGCGAAGTAGTCGATCATACTTATCCCTATCTTCCGCAGGATTCTGCTCTAACACAACATCCTTTCCTTCAAGAAGCTCTTTGAGCTTGTTGCTCGCCTCTTTGCCGAAGCATTGGACCGGCTTGCGCGGATCGACTGTTTCAGGAGTATCAATACCGATGATGCGAACTGTTTCGCTGACACCAAGCTGCACTTTGAATGTATCACCGTCGACAACCCGTGTGACGGTTCCCTGATCGCCCTCAGCGAACGTTAAGACAGGGAAGAGAATAGAGATTGAGAGAATCGCCACAACGGTCGATCTCTTGCCGGTTATATAATGAGTTTTGCGCATCAGAAAGAGGGTAAAGAGTAGATATGACAAGGGATGCCACAGGGGTGGCGAAATGCCAGCGACAACGTGCCAGATCTGGTCGGTGTCCAGTTCATTCACCAACAGTTATACACCAACAGTCATTGGTACTCAATCATAGGTGTTCACACCAAAATCATTGTCGTGAAGCAAGATGTCGTATCCAATCTCGGCAAACACATCCGCATCCTTCGTCGGAAGCACAAGTTGACGCAGGAGGAACTGGCAGGCCGTTCGCATATCAGCCTGAAGTATGTCCAGAATCTCGAGGGGAAGACGCCGCAGAATCCCAGCCTCGTGATCCTGCAGAAATTGGCGGATGGCTTCGGGATTCCTCTCTGGAAACTGCTTAAGTTTGAGGACTGATCACTCCTTGGCCTCTTTCGCGAGCGTGATCTTCCCATCCTCCAGCGTGATCTTGTTCCGGAGGCAGTTGAGCAGCTCCCGCTTCTCCTCGATCTTCCCATTCTGCAGGAGGTACTTGGCGTACGCCCGAATCTCCACCCTTGGCATCTTCGCGCTCGCACTCTGGCCCAAGACTCCCGTTGTGAATTTCTCGTATCGAGACACCTCCTCCTGCAGCTTCTTCTTCATGCCGATCTTGTCGAGATCAATTGTGTCGATGATGGTAAGGAGACTCTCCAGCAGTTCATCCTCGCGGATCGACGGCTGCTTGCAGTCATGGTTTTTGGCATGGCAGCAGCGGTAGTACACGTACTTCCTGATACTCCCGTCCTTCATCCTCTTATGTTTCTCCTCAGCAGTGATACCTGAGCCGCAGTTCCCACAGAGCATCATCTTCGTGAAGGCGAATTCCTTGCTGCCCCATTGTTTCTTCGGGGCCATGTCGAGTACCTTTCCGGCCTCCTCGAACAGGCGCTGGCTCACGAGCGGCTCATACGTCCCTTGATACCAGTTGCCGCTCCCGACCGGATACTCAAACTTCCCCGTGTAGAAGGGATTCCGGAGCATCCGATAGATCATGCTGAGCGTGATGGTTCTGCCCAGTTTCGTGGTAAACCCGACCTCCTGCATCCACCGATGGAGTTGTCGCCCCGACGCATGCTGATAGGCCACCTTCTCGAAAGCCTGCCGCACGAACGGTCCCCGGATCGGGTCCGGGATGACTCTGTTTTTCTTGTCCTCCGGTCGCTTCTCGAGTGCGTACCCAAGCGCTGGGATACAGGGGCGGTGACCCATCTCCGCTCTCGTTTTCATGCCACGCTTCGTATTGATCCCTCGGTTGTCGTTTTCCAGCTTCGCTTGCGAGCAGAGAATCATCAGCAGAAATTTCTCATTCGGATTGTTGGTGAATCCCTGCCCATGCGTTCGGATTTCAATGAGATGCCCCTGATCCATGAGGTCGACGACTGTTCCGAGATCGCCCGCGTTCCTACTAAGTCGGTCCGCAGCCCATGTCAGGATGCCGTTAAACATGCCTGCACGAACATCGGTCAGCAGTTGCTTGAAGACAGGCCGCGCTCCTGATGCTTTGGCGGAGTGACTCTCTCGGCGCACTTCTGCGATCTCGAGTCCCTCCCTCTTGGCGAGTTCTAACATCGCTTTAATTTGCGAATCGATGCTGAGCGCCTGCCGTTCGTCGTCCTCACTCGATTTTCTCGCGTAGAGGCAATACCGCATCGCTCCGGTGGAGGCGAGCGACGGGGTAAGATCGAGATGGGTCAGTTCTGGTATTGGTGTTTTTGGAGCCTTGGTTCGGCTCAGGGTGGCGGTTGCCATAGGGAATGAGGGGAAGAAATAGGCACACACAGCAATGCCGCAGCACCCCCTCTGTATCCAGGCGAAAGACCCTTTTGCCTTCCGCCTGGAACCCCTCAAATGCCCGTTTCTCCTTACATCCTCCGAAGAATATCCCAATGTGGCGCATCATCATCGCCCGGTTCGTTGATCTCGCCACGGATGCTGTCCCATCCGCTTAAAGAGCCATCGTTTCCGATAAAGCAGATTCCGAATGACCGCAACTTCTCCTCCAGCGCCTTCAGCACGAGAAGCGAGAAAGCGTCCGCCAAATCATCATACTTTTCGATACCGAAGTTCGTGAGTTGGTTGATGAGATCCTCGGCTCCCTGCCTCGGGAAAAGTACCTGTCCCGACTGCACCGCGTGGGAGGTGAGTGCGAGTCTCCCGCGCTTGTCCTGCCCCTTCACCTTCACGGCCTCGGCATCGCATTTTTTCTCCTTCAAGTGCTCCACAAGAGAAGACTGGTAACCGACGTCCTCGATGTAGAGCTTGGATTCCTGACCGTTCCCCGTGACCTCCGCCACCTGCTTCGCACGCTGCAATGTGTCGAGCGCCGTCAGCCGCTCATTTACAGGGTTTGGCAGGATGTAGATCATAGTCTTGCCCTCGATGTAATAGAGCCGCGCCGAGACCATCGCGGTGAAGTCGGCGCTATCGTTCAAGGAGATTGCGAGATCAATGCCGGTTGCCGTGTGCATGAAATGGACTTTGGTGCCGCCGCTCGTCGTAAGCTGATCCTTCGGGAACTCCTCGTAGTACTGAATCCATGCCGGATGGATCACCCGTTCGGCATTGGAGAGGATTGTGAGAAGAAACTCCCGATGCCACGCCGCTTCGCTCCCGATTCGAGTGCGTTCATCGTCGATCGCCTGTTGCGTCGGATACTTGCCCGGCCAGAGCGTTTTGCCATCGACATCGAGGAGTGGATACTCCCTGTACTGTCCTTTCATGGAGCCATCTTGAATGTGCTTCTCGAATTTTTTCAGGAGGCAATCTTCATGAAGAAGGTTCCCGATAACGAATGTGCGCGTCTTCGGTCCGCCTGCCGGAATCACCTCACCCATGAGCCACTGATAGGTCTTGTCCCTTCCGTCTTTCGTTTTCACGGACTGCAAATCCTCGATATCATCGCAGATGATCAATTGCGGACGGTGCGGTCCATGTCGGATGCCGCGTACACTTGTTTCAGTAGATGCAGCCGTGATACGGGCACCGAGGAGCGGCAGGACAATGGAGGAGGAGTTCCACTCGTCCTCACGCTCGTCGAACGGCCCAAGGTCTTTTCTGAGCAGCGGATTCCGTTCGATCTCGTCCTTCAAATTTTTGAGATGTTGTCGCGCTTGGGCTTGGGTCTGCCCGAGGATCAGCACGAACTTGATCTCCAGTTTCCCAAGAATCGCCCACAGCGGGAACGAAAGACTTACGATTGTGGACTTGGCGGAGCCGCGGAACGCCGTGATGGCCGTGAGCTGCTGGGCAGCATCCTCGGTCGAATCGAAAATCTCATACTGGAAAGGGGCTGTTGGGCACGTCACGTAGTGTCCGAAGTAGACATGGAAGAAGTAGAAGTGGCTCTCCCGTGTGATGCCACGCCGGAAGGGCTGGTCCTTGAGGATGCGACGGAGAATGTCTGGAGGAAGCTGGTTGTGTGCCATAAGAAAGAGGGAAATGAAGAAATACAAAATCACCACTGCATGCTGAGGATGTCTTCGTGACCGCCGCTGACACGGTCGTCGCTGTGATCGGGGTAATAGAAACCACTGTGTCTGCGTTCCTCTGCTCGATCTTCTTCAAATGTTGAAGGTCTGTTGAGTTCGGCCAAGCTGAATGATGTTCTGTGTCCCTGCAATTCGAGCATGGGGAGCAGCAAAATTGCGAGTGCGTCGGCAAGGTCGTCATAGCGCTCACTCCCGAAGCCAACGAGCTGCGTAACGAGCACGTCGCATCCGATCCTCGGGAAGAGCACTCGTCCTCCTTGGATAAGATGCGTGATGAGCGCGAGCCGTGCCCGCTTGTCCTGGCCCTTCGGCGGCACGCCGATGACGTACATGCCGTCACGCTCCAGTTCCTCTATGAGAGCATGTTGGTATCCAACATCCTCGACGTGCAATGCCGTCTTGTGGCCATTCTTGCTCACTGCAGCAGCGGTATCCTTTGCCCGGTCGATTGTCTCGAGGAACGTCAGTCGCTCGTTCACGGGATTCGGGAGAATGTAAATGCGCATGTCGTCGCCACGTCCGTAGACCAGTCCGGAAACCATCGCTGTGTTGTCGGCGCTGTCGTTCTGGGAGATCGCGAGGTCGATACCCGTGGCAACGCACCGGAGAAAACAGTCGTCCTCTTCGAGAGGAAGACTGCCGTAGTACGTAATCCAGTCGCGGTGAATGAGCCGCTCATGGTCCGGCAGAATCTGCAGTAGATATTCGCGATACCAGGCAGAAGGACTCCCGATTCTCCGACACTCCGCTTCGATCGCGGTGACGTTTGGGTACTTGCCCGGCCACAGGCAACGCTCCTCACGGTCGAGGAGCGGATACTCACGGTAGACCCCTTCGAGCGTTCCGCTCTCGACTTCACGTTGCAGGCGTTTGAGCAAACAATCCTCGTGCAAGAGGTTGCCGATGAAGACCGTCGTCGTATTGATGTCACCGGCTGGCAGCAACTCGCCTTTGACCCAACGATAGGTTTTGTCGCGGCCTTCGAGCGTCTTTACCGAATCCAGATCCTCGATGTCGTCACAGATGATCAAATCCGGTCGGTACTGCCCGTGGCGCAGTCCGCGCACGGCCTGATCAATGGAGACCGCCATGATCTTCGCGCCGTGGTTTCTGATCACGAGACAACTATTCCGCCATTCATCTTCTTCCTCGCGGAACGGCCCCAGATCGTTGTGAAGCATCTTGTTATGTTCCAACTCCTCTTTAATGTTGCGGAGGTGTTGTCGAGCTTGCGCTTGGGTCTGCCCGACGATGAGAATAAATTTCTTCTGACGCACGCCCAAGATCGCCCACAGCACGAATGCCATGTTCATGATGGTGGACTTGCCGGAGCCGCGGAACGCCGTGATGGCGATCAGACGGAGCGACATATCCTCGGTCATCTTGAACATTTGCCTTTGGAACTCCGCTGTCCGGAACTTGACGTAGTGCCAGAAATAAAAATGGAAGAACCAGTAGTGGCTCTGTCGCACGACAGCGAGGCGATACTTTCTATCGCGAAGCATGCGCGAGCGCATGTCACTTGCCGATGATGTTTTCTGTTGCTTGTCCATTGTCTGAAGGGGGTAGTGAAGTAGAAGGAGCGTCCTCGTCGGTGAGTGACGCGAGTTTGAGTGCCTCGGTGATTGCGGCTTCCTGCTCGGGGGTGAGCGCCTCATTGTCCTGTTTGATGCGTGCGGTCACTTCGAGCTTGGTGTTGTAATTCGCGTTCCGATGCTTCAGCCAGTACATGACGGCACCGAGGTTGCCATCGCGGATTCCTGTGAGGAGTTGACTTTCGGCCATATCGGAAACAAGGCTCACGCCGTCTTGGAGTGCCTCATCGGCGGATGCAGTGAAAGCCTCGTCCTCTTTGCGCCAGCGGTAATATGTCGCGCGGCTCACTCCTGCTTTCTCACACGCAACCTGAATGATCGGCATCTTGCGGAGTTGCTCCAGCAGCGTCGCCTGTTCCCGGGCTTTCCGAGCGTCGATGACTTCTTGATGCTTGGTCATGTGTGGGAGGGGGAAGGAAGTGCCTCGGCCTTGATGCCGGTGAGTTTTTCAAAACGCTCAATTGCGACGGCGCAATAGCTGGACGAAAGCTCGATGCTGATACACCGGCGCTTCGTTTGTTCCGCGGCAAGAAGAAGCGATCCCGAACCGAGAAACGGTTCGTACACGTACTCGCCGACGCGCGAACTATTGAGCAGCAGATGCCGTAAGATCCCGATGGGTTTTTCAGTAGGGTGATGTCGACTCCGTGACGGTTTCGGGTAGACGATCACACTACGATCTTTCGACTTATGGAACTCATGCACCCCGAACCATCCATAAGCCAGAAGCTCATGCTGTGGCATATAGTCCAGCCGCCCGAGGATTGCTTGGTTCTTGATCCATACGATCAGCTGTCCGAAATGCCACCCGGCGTCCTGCATGCCTTCACGCAGCGCGAAGATCATCCGGTCCGAGTTGAAGCAGTAGAGCGTGTTCTTCCGTGCGAGGAAGGGGCGGACGGCCTCGAGCCACTTGCGGGTGAACACGCGGTACTCGTCGTCACTCTGCGTATGATCATTGAGGATCGTCTCGTGCTTTGTTTTGCCTTTGAGGAATTCGCCTTTCCCCTCCACGTAATTGACCCCGTAGGGAGGATCCGTGAGGATGAGGGTCGGTCTCGCTTTACCGATGACCTGCGCGACGAAGGCGGCGTTTGTGCTGTCCCCGCATGCGACGATGTGATCTCCCAGCCGGAAGACCGAGCCGATGGTGATGGTGGTCTTCTTCATGACTTGAGGAGGGAAGCTTTGAGACCGGAGACGGCCTCGAAGCGGCGGATACAAAGTTCAGCAAACACGGGCTCGATCTCCGCAAGCAGTGCGCGGCGGCGCATCTGATGACATGCCACCATGAGAGACCCGCTGCCCGCACAGAGATCCAAGACTCTGTCTCCGGGCTTTGTGCAGCGTCTGAGTGCCTTCTCATAGACCGATGGGGGTTTTTGCGTTGGGTGCTCCATTTCCGATCCATGGACACGCTTGCAGAGCCAAATCGTGAACATATCAATCACGTCCTCGATCATGCGGTTGCCCGTCCCCACCTCCTTATTCATTACCTCATGAAGATTCGTGACGCCCGGCGCGAGGTAGGGTTTCCCCACGATCCCGTAGACGCAACTTTCTGTCGCCTTGTTGAAGGCTACCTGGGGAGTCATCGACCAGTTGCCCTTTAACCAGCTGCAGACACGCTGCGGCTTGATGCCCAGCTCCCGATAAAGCGTTTGCAGGAGCCAGATCCAATTCTCGTCACACCAAAAGAGCACATGCACGTCCGGTTGTGCCACGGAGAGGGCATTCCCAATGAGCTTTCGGAGAAAATCCGCATATTCTTCCGGGGACTTTTTATCATTCGTCTTGCCCCCATAATGCATCTTCAGGCTGACGCCGCGGTTGTAGTCGAGTCCAATATTGAAAATCGGATCCGTATCAATCATCGCCACCTTCGCTTTCCCGACGAGTCGCGAGACGACTGCAGGATCAGTGGAGTCTCCGATGATCAGCCGATGCTCGCCGAGTTGGTATAGCTCACCGACCTTCACCGTTGGCTTCTTGATCTTCGCCAACTCCTTCTCAAGGTCGAAGGCATCATCCTCAGTTTCGAGTGCGCCATCCCAAACTTCCGAAAGCTCTGTCGCATTGAACCCGACATCGAGGAGCATCTCGACATTGAATTCTTTGAGCTTCTCAAAATCCCACTGCCCAGTCGATCGATTCAAGCGGAGATTGAGATCCTTCTCGCGCCCGATGTCTGGAATGTCCACAAACACCACGGGCACCTCCGTCATCCCGAGACGCCGGGCCGCTTCGAGTCTCATATGGCCTCCTATGAGGATGTTCCTGCGCCTGCTCGATCCATTGGCGATGACAGGATCGATGAAGCCATAGCGTCGGATACTCTCCATGAGTTTTTCGAGTTGAGTCTCGTCCCATATTCTTGGGTTGTAATCCGCGGAACGCAGATCATCGATTGGCACCGAGACGACCGTGAGACCGGGCGGGCGGATCGGTCTGGTGGATACTTTTGTACGGATCTTCTTTCTGCGGCGAGGAGCCATGGGAAAGAGGGGGAAAGAAATATGACTCCCTCCTTTATATGCAGAAAAACGTGGCACGGATGAAGTGCCTTATCGGTGCCATAGCCAGACACTCACTTTGTTTTCTTCCTTCTTTTTGGCTTTCTGTTCAAATTTCTCAGCTTATCAGTACATTCCTTTCTGCCGCAAGTCTCTTGGTTCGGCCTGTTCTTCCTAGGGATGAACGCCCTGTGACAGAAGCGACAGTGAGGCCCGATCCAGCTACCGATAATGTCTCGAACAGTCACAACCTCACCCGTGAGCAAGTAGAGAAACCAATTCAATATCCAAATCATGTGGTTCGTGTCTTCTGCTTTTACGAGTGCCGCATCGCCCAAATTCTGTAAGTAAATCCTACTACTTTCGCGGAAGATTGACCCTTCATTCAGATGACTTTGCTGCGCCAACCAAAAGCGCCAATTCTGCACTTCCTGAATGGTAAAATGATGTCTCTTCAGCAATTGCTCTGTCTCTTTTGCCAAACGTGGTTGCTCCTTGAGTTTGTAGTGGGACTTCAATTCGCCGATCATTCCTTTTTTATCTTCCTGATACTCAGGAAGCAACTTCTCATGTTGCTTGGCCAT